AGCCGAACTGCGCCTTAATCTGCTGCGCTGCCGCCGTCTCGCTCGCCTTGCTCGAGCCGCGCATGATGTCCGAGATGCCGAGCACCTCGTAAATCTGCATCGTCTTGTCCTGCCGGTACTGGCGCAGACGCTCGATGGCGTTCACGACCGCCTCGATCGGCACCCACTCCACCTTACCCTTGATGCCGCCGGCCTCGGCAAACATCGCCCAGTTGTCGACCGGGATCAGCTGGTTCTCGGCCGCTTGGCTGAACATGCGCTGAATGCCGTCGGCCGACTTGTCGTAGACGCCGACCACCTTCGCCGCGCGCGTGAGCCAGGTGATGCGGGTATTGATTTCGTCGAGCTCGTCGAACTGGTCCTGCGCGAAGATGTAATCCGCGCGCGGCATGAAGTTGCTTGAGGTGATGTTCGCCGCCAAGGGCTTCGGGCAGGGGAAGAAGCTCTCAAGCCCGAGCGGGTCTTCCTTCACATCGAGAATGACTTCGCAACCCTTCGCGAGCCAATAGACCTTCTTGTCTTCCTTGTTCCAGATCTCGAACACTTCCGCCTTCGACCATACGTCGTGCTTCGGCGTCTGATCGTTTGAGCCGCGCGGCTTGAGCGTACCGAGCGGTACCACCTTCGCGATCTCCTCGCCAAAGCGAGCGACGAGCTGATCTTTCGTCATGTACACGCGGCGCGCGACCCAGCGCACTTCGTCCCAGGTGCGCGCGGGCGACCAGAAGAAATCCTTCCAGTAGATGTAATCGACCGCGGCGTCTTCCTCGACAATCGCCTCGTAGGTTGAGGCGGGCACGAGCTCATCGCCCGTGAGCGGGTCGAGCTCCGCCGGCTGCTCTCGCTCTTCGGTCTGCACCTCGTAGCGCAGCCACATCTGCCCGAAGCCTACGATCAACCAGTCCTCGATACCGGTGCGCACCGCGGCGTCCCAGTTCGACACGTTGTCGTCGAACGAGCGGTTGAGCAAACGCTGCACGATCTGCCCGGCCACGCGCGCCTGGTCGTCCTCCGCGTCCAGAAACGAACGCGCCACAGACGCGCGTGGCGGCCGGGCGTAAAGCAAGCTCAGCAAAACCTTCATCGTCGACCAGAACAAGTTCACGCGGGCAGTCTCTTCGTGCCACTCGTCGCGCTTGTCCAAGTACCGACGCGTGATCTTGTCCGCGTCCTCGTGGAACTTGCCGAGTTCCTTCTTCGACGCCTCAAGCTCGGCAGACCAACGCTGCGCCATGCCTTGCGGCGTGTCGGCAAAATCGTTCGCAGATTCGATACGGTCTTTTTCTTCCATCACCCTACCCGCCTGCTTTGGCTCGGCCTGCAATCCCAAACGTCATCGAGCGTGAACCTGTAGTGCACGTCCATACGCGGTGCGATCTTAACATCACCCCTTGACAAATTGGAAGAAATCGGTTTCGCGGCCAGTGCCAAGTATCGAAACGCGTCCGAGGCGTGCGAGTGCTGGTCGTGCTTGGGGCGGTTGCGGTAGGTCTGCGTGCGCTCGTCCCACTCGCGCATGTACCCGCGCAGGTGCTCGAGCCCGTCGTAGGTCGCCTTCTCGTCGAAGAAGCACTTCGGCAGCACGATGCGCGCGGCCTCGATGCCGTCCTGCAGCGAGAGCTCCGGCACGATGCGCGGGGTGATCCCGGCGCTTAGGAACTGCTCGATGATCGACTTGCCCGTTTGGAGCGACTTGGCTTTGGCGTCGTGCGGGAGCCAGACTTGCCCGACTTTGTACGGCCGGGCCTTGACCCAGTCGATGTAGTGCCCGATCGCCTGGCCGTCGGCTTCGTAGAAGTCGACGATGCGGTATCCGCCGGGGGTGGTTTGCCATCCCCACCAGCTGCAACTGTCGGTGAACCCCAAGTCGGCAACGAGATCCACTGCGAAATCCGGGTCAATTGCGAATTGACCCACTTGCTCACGCTCATAAAGCTCTCCAATCTGCTTCGCGTAGTACGCACCCGGTACCGCGGCGTCGAAACTCACCTCGTATTCGATCGCGTAGGTCTCTTCGGTCATCTGCGCACGCGCGTCGCGCAGTTCCTCTTCGGGCAAAATCCCAGTCTTGCTCGCCGGCAACTCAAGCAGAACGTGCGTGCCGGCGTTCAACCGCGCCTCTTCTCGCAGTTGCCAGAAAAAATTCTTGCCAGCCGGAGTCCCCGCCCAGATCGCACTCCCTTGGCGATCACTGAGAGCCGGTCTTACCACGGAGTACCAGGTGCTCGGGCGCATCTGGCCCACCTCATCGAGCACGACCGCGTCGAGGTAGAGGCCTCGAAGCGAATCTGGGTTGTCACTGCCGCCGCAGTAGATCGTGCTGTGATCGCCTGGGCGGTTGTTGTGGATGGTGATCTTGAGCTCGCTCTCGTTGGGCGGCTTTGCCCAGAGCGGCTTGGTCAAATCCTTCAAGTACTGCCAGGCGACCTTCTTCGCCTGCTCGCGAAAGGGCGCGAGGTAGGCCACCTGCGGCTTCGGGTGCTTGCACTCGAGCGCGCTCACCACGAGATCGGCGCACATCGCGACCGTCTTCCCCGCGCGGCGGTGCGCCACAACGCACGCCCAGCGTGCGGTGCGGTTGTGCAGCGGGACAAATACGTCGCGGGGGCGGTAGGTGTTGATGTCCATTTTTTCTCAACACCCCTTTTTGGGAATGCGGGAGAGGGGGGAGGGGCCCCCTACTCCTCGCCACCCCCCGCCTGCCGATTGATGGGGGGATGGGGGTCGGATTCGGCGCTTTTGGGCGCCTCAAGCGCTGGCTTCGGGTCACTAACCCGAAGGTCTCCATTCTTTTCCATCGTGATATCAACGACTTGCGCGTCGATCACGTTGTGCTGGGACGTAGATGGGACGAACCCACCCACATTGCGCCCCTGCAGCCAGGGCAGCTGCACAACTATTGCCCCATCGACCTGCGCCTGCAGCTGGGCGGGCAGCACCTTGGCGACCATCGTCGCGAAGATCTGCCGGTCTTGTACGCCGCCCTGCGCGCGCTCAACTAGCCAGCCCGCTAGGCCCCGCGGATGGCAGTCACGCGCGGCCATCTCGATGGCATCCTTGATCGTGCGCGTAATGCGATCCTGAGAGCCTTTGGGGCGACCTGGGCCAGGCACGCCCGTACCTACGCGCGGGCGCTTGGCCGGCACTGGCGGGCTCTCCGTTGGTTTAACGGCTGTTTCTGAAATCTCGGTCGCGACCGCGCTCATGCGTCGCGATACTGCCACCGCGTGGCTGATTCCGCAACACCCGCCGCGCGCGACGTCAGCCGACGAAGATCGCCGCGAGCGCCTCAGCCGCCCACCACCCGAGCTTGCCGAGCTGCCAGGCGTAGTACGCCACGAACCCGACCACGGGCGCCGCCAGTGCGATCGCCCCGAGCACGACCGCCGCGATCCCGCCCACCTCGTCCGCCGTCCAACGCTGCCGCATGCCGGCCTCCTGTCCCGGTAGCGTACCACTACCGCTCGACCGCTCCGACAGCCTCGATCGCTCCCCACACCCCTACTAGATGCGAGCGATCGAGCCCCAAACCCCCCCTTTCGGACCCCTACGCAGGGCCGGTGGCCCCCCACGGGGGGTGGGGGCCACGCCACCGGCCGCCTGCTGCGACTGCCTGCGACCGCTATGCGATCGCACTGCGATCGAGAGCGATCGAAGGTCACTGCCGCCTATCCGCCTGGTGGTGCTATGTTGCGATTGTCGCAACGCGTGGCGATTGTCTGGTATTGTCCACTCACCCGGCGCTGGTGCCGGCCAACGACGCAAACGGAGACGACCATGTACCTCAACGACAACCAGATCAACCAAATGGCCCAAGCTGCGCTGAGCTCCTACGAAATGACTGCCGACTGGGCGTCTGCCTTTGCAGCCGCACAGGAATTTGCCATTGACGAGATCGGAGTCCGGCCGAACCGCACTGCGGTGCTGCTGGCGGTCAAGATCGCGAAGGTGCGTTGGATGGCGATAGCGCAGGGCGTTAAGCGCCAGGCGGCCGCATAAGCCGCCCCTTTTACGCCTACTGATGTGATTCCCCTACCGCGTATGGACAACCCCAACCCCACCACCATCAGCCCCGCCCGCGTAGCCGCGCTACGCGAGGCGGTCGAGCGCGCCGACACTCTCGCGGTCGTGCAGGCGCGGCTGATCGACAACCAGCAGCTCGTGATTGAGCTGCAGGAAAAGCGCATTCGCGACCTAGAGGCGCGCATCGAAGAGCTCAAGTGCAACTACTGACGGAGCACGCGTGTACGAAAACATACGAATAGCAATGACGATCCTCGCCCTCGCCGGCCTTGCCTGGCTGATTGGCTGGATGCTTTACGACGTGTTCTGGCGCCAGCGACCGCGCCCGACCGCGCGCTTTGAGCCCGACCGCGCGCAGCTGCGCCGCCTGCAGGCTAAGCGCCGGCTGGCCCTGCGCCGCCTGGGTGATCGCTGGGTACTTCACCCCTCGCGGCCTAGCGTCAACTGGGGGACGCGTCATGGTTGAGTTCATCGTGATTCGCGGCAGCAATGACCGCGTGACGTCCGAGGCGCACGTCGACGAATTCGACGACGCGAATGAAGCCGTCATGACCTACGCGCAGTTTCTACTCGCGATGGGCTATGCCGTTGAGAGCGTTCGCGATGCGCTCGAGCAGGTGGCGGGTGAGCTCTGACATCGAAGCCGCGCGCGAGGAGAACATGCGCCTGCGGCGGCAGCTGGGCGCGCTGATGGTGCGCCTGTCCGAAGCCATTGCCGAAACGATGGTGCTGCGCGCCACGATCGAACGAATGCAACAGGAGATCGAGCGCTTGCGCGCGGTCAAGCATTAACCACTGCTCAAGCACAGAGCCCCCCTTTGCGGAGCGCCGCCCCCGTTGTGCTAGGCGGCCCTAACATGCTCTACACGCACTCTGCCCCACTACCCGTTCATCAATACGTCTGGCTGCAACCCGACGCGATTGGGAAGCACGACTGGGTGCGCGGCGTCTGGTTTGCGATCGCTTGCTGGCCCGGCCGCGCGTTCGGTTGTCATATCCTGCTCGAGAACGGCGCCGTTTACCGCAACGTGCCACTGCACAAGATCGCGACCGAGAAGGACGCCGACCCGTGGCGCGCGTCTGACGCGCAGACCTGGGACGCGTATGGCTGGCAGTTCGCGATGATCGAATACCCGTTCCTGCACGCGATGAATGCTCGCGTCAAGCTGCAAAGCGGCGCCGAGCACGACGGCATGTATGTCTTCACGCTCGTGCCCGTCGGCGACGCATTCAGCGCCGCGCCCGAGCAGAGCAAAGAGTTCTACTTCGTCGCGCTCGAGAACGGCCGCTATACGTCGCAGCCGACGAACCAGGTATTGATCGACGACCGATCGTTCGTCGACAAGCTCGAGTGGCCTACCAATCTACGACGCCAGCGAGGCTGGTACAGCGCGGAGGATCGGGAATGAGAGAGTTCGACGACTGGGACAAGGAATGGGACGCGCAATCGCACACCGTGACCGAGTACCGCACCGAGATACGCGAGCTGCGTGAGCGAATACTGGGCTATGTATCGCGCATCGAGCAGCTTGAGACAGAGGTGCGCGAGCTGCGCGCGAACGATGCAAGATGGGTGATGGAGCCATGACCCGCGACGACATCATCCGAATGGCGCGGGAGGCTAGTAGCGAGCATGATTATGACTTCCCAAACATTTTTGCGCTTGAACGCTTCGCCGCCCTCGTTGCCGCAGCCGAGCGCGAGGCGTGTGCGAAGGTGTGCGATTCGGAGATTGAAAAACTGACGCAATGGCATCCACGCGAGGCGAGGGCTGTAGGAGTTTGCGCCGCCGCCATCCGTGCGAGGGGGAGCAAGTAATGCCAGCCAT